GAGAGTTTGGATTAGTTCCATCGTCTGCTTTTGCATATGCAATTACTGTTTTACCACTTGCAACTGCAGCTGAAGTTCCTGTTCCTGTAGCATATTTAAATGTTACAGTTTGAGAACCAGATGTTGCATTTTTTAAAAAATAAAAATTTTGTACATCTAAAGGTATTGTTACATTTCTAGCCCCTGTAAGAGACCCTGTAAATTCTATAATTCTGTGTGAAAGAGTTGCACCTGTTGATCCATCAGATACTGAAAGAGTCGTGTCCCCTGAATCAGAGACAGCTTGAGTTGTATAACCACCAGATATTTGCTCGATGATTTGTAAGTTTGTATTAGTTTTTGTTCCCCATGTACCGGCGTTTTCACCAGTTGCTTGAAGTTCTACACCTAAAGGTGTGTATGTTGATGCCATAAAAATTCTCCTACGCTGCTACATCGTTATAACTTGTATTTGATCCAGTTGCAACATCCGAATATGTATCGTTCGAACCCGTTGAAACATTACTATATGATATATTTGCACCTGGGTCAACATCTCCATAAGCAAAGATATCGACAGCTCCAATATTAAATGTAGCTGTTTGACTAGTTAATCCGACGATCATATCGTCTAAAGATATTGCACCTACAGAGGCACTAAATGATACTCCAGTTAATCCTAAACCTTCTTCTACCGTTAAAGAACCTACACTAGCTGTTAGTGTTTGAGCAGTAGGTTGTATTAATGCGTCACCTTCTTGAGCTACGAATCCTTGTGAAGATGTTATTTCTAGCCCTGTTATTTGAACTACATCATTTGGTATTACCACAGTTCCAAGACTAGCAGTAAATTGTATTCCAGTTAAATCAGCTTCTTGTGAGGATGATCCAACAGCAGTTCCTTGTTCAGATGTAATTGCTAAACCAGAAAGTTGAGCTACAGTATTTGGTATTGTAACTGTTCCTTGACTTAAAGTAAAATCTAATCCTGTTAGACCAATAGTCATGTCATTGACTGTAAGAGATCCAACTGAAGAGGTTATTGATTGACCCGTTAGGCCAACTTGCATGTCAACCACGGACACTGAACCAACAGATGATGTGATAGATAGTGTGTCGTCTATAATAACAGGAACAAAAGCTTCACCCTGTGATATGGTAGATTCAAAACCAGTTGGAGTAAATATAACATCAGGAATATCTACAGATCCAACAGAAGCTGTAATAGATAAACCAGTTGGAGATATTGTTTGATCTTTAAGTTCACCCCACTCACCATCATTCCAAGCTTGTGCACCCCAACCTGTTTTTAAAGTTGTGTTTTCATTCCAATAAGCTTGGCCCCAGGTAAACCTGCCCCATCCTGAAGTCGTCGACACTGTCGACCTCCTATGCTAATCTGATGATTGCTGCTGTCGCGCTATTGTCTGGAAATTCTATTTTAAAAGTTCCGTTACTCGCTGTTTTGTCACCACCGAATGCGATTGCACAAACAGCATCGGTTGTGCCTGAGCCACCATCTGTTGTTGTGTTATAAATCAATGCAGCATTTGCAGTGAAAGAAGCTGAACTGTAAGTTACATCACCAAAATCTGTAAAAGCAGTTGTGCCTGTTAAACCAACTCCAGTATTTGTTAGAGTTGCACCACCCGCTGTGTATGCAGTTCCTGATGTGTTTGTAATTTCTTCTGATGTTGAATAATCTGTCGTAGAAGCACCTAAAGTTGCAGAACTATCAAATAATGCAAGTTTAAAAGTGTGACCACCAGATGATTCAAAACTGTGTTTTCCTTGTAAAAGTTCTTGTTTAAAACTTGAACATATTGCCGATGTATTTGCCATAACTTATTCTCCTACGGGTTTGCTGAGTTTATTGGAATTCGAACAGCGCCATCAGTGTAGTCATCTCTTCGTCTTCTACCAACTTGTTCGTTAGCAAACTTCTGTACTTCTTGTTTATATTTATTTTCATACAAAGTCAACATGTCTATCGGGCCTTTTAAAAAGCCATATGCTTCTGATAAACAGCAATATAATAGTCCATTTGGAAAGTTAAGACTAATGTAATTAGTATCATCATTCTCTAAAAGAGCTGGCATTTTATTAAAATGAACTCTAAATCTATAAGTTGTATTTGGAACTGGGGCTACAAATATTCTACCTGATGTAGTGTCAGACTCTCCTGTAGCACCACCAAACATAGCATAATATTTAGGTTGACCTTGAGCTGCTGATGTACCTGTTACATCTTGATACTCTTGAAGATATGTTACATCTTTTTTCTCTAACCATCTGTTAGCTCCTGTAATCTCAGACCCTGCTGTGTCATAAACTTGTATACCTCTAATAAATACAGCTCCTGCAGGACAGTTAATAGACTCTTGTCCAGCAACAAAATTACCTACTTGTTGTTTTCTATCTGCATCGATAGGTACATCTCTAAATATTCTATACTGTGCATTTAAAATTATATTTTCTAAAACAGCATCTGTTAAAACATTAGAGTCTGTTTCAGTATAACTTCTTATTTGAGTTTTTAATCCTGATGCACTTAATCCAGCCATTATTTACCTCCTACAATAGCTATGCAATCTGGACAGCTTTTTCTATATCTTAAATGACTACCACAATGTTCTGGTTTTTCTTCAACATGCACAGGGATTTCTGGTTCTGGTGTATGTAAATATAATTCTTCGTGCGGATCCATTTCTTTTTTAGGTGTGAACAAACCCTTAATTAAATTTATAATATGTTTTATCATGCGCTTACTGTGACTGGCCCTGCTGAAGCTATGTCACCTCCTCCTTCTAATGTTATTGAAGCCGTAACTCCAGAACTAAAAGTATAATTATTATCATCAACTTTAGTAATTGTATACCCCCCTGATGCATTTATTGTTGCAGCAGGTAAATTTGCAACATTAGACGCATTTCTAAATCTAACAGTATCACTAGTTGATCTACCATGATCTGGTTCATTTACTGAAACAGTTGATGATCCGTTGGTAATAGTAAAAGCGTTTGAAGGTAAAATATTAGGTACAGCAGTTTCTGTTCTGTCGGGTCTAACATTACGCAAAGATATTGCATCACCATTCATAGGTTTTGGTTCTAATTGTGGTTGCTTTGGTTCAAATTCAGATACGTGCACAAACGCACCATTCCACTCTCTAACCATTTCTTTATATGGAAACTCCATACCTGATCTATCTGATATTGCTCGTGCGTATTTTCCTGTTGCGTACTTTGCCATTATGCTCCTGGGTAATATGCTTTTGGTGTTATATATGTGCTTGAAGCTGAACCATCCTCTGCTAATGCTCTAGCTAATTCATCTTCATAAGCTAATTTTGTAGCTTGTATGAGTTGTGGTTGATATTTTTGTGATAAATAATATGCTAATCCAGATATCATGCATGGTACAAATCTAAATGGAACATCAGTTGCATTAGTGTAATCACCTACATCTTGAATTCTTTTTATATAATAAATATGCATATCTTTAGATGCATTTGTAGAATCTGGTGTTGGGTAAACATGTATTCTAACTTTATCAATAAATCTCTCCACCCAATATTGATTAGGTGTTCCTTTAGATAATTTGTTAGAAAAACCTGCATAAGTAGATCTATCTACTTTAGTCATCGGTGAATCTGATTGTGTTGTTTGAGTTCTATTTGATCTTAACTGTGCCTCAAGAACATCAGATATTCCATAAACATTTGCTGGTGTAGAAACAGCACTTGTACCATCATCACTTGATCTAAAAAAATCATAGTCTGATTGACCTTCAATTAAATCAATATTGAGATCTGCTATTTCCCAATAGTGAATACCTCTATTACCCCATTCTTGAAACAGAATATTAAGAGATCGTCTTGCAGATTTAAGTTGATAACCTGCAACATTTTGCAATCCGATACGTTCAAAAGCTTCTTCTACTATTTCATCAATAGCAAAAGTTTTATCGAACGTTGCTGTTCCCGAAGTAGTATTAGCCATTTAAACTCCTACGATTCGTAAACTTTAATCCATTCACAAACGACTGTTCCAGTGTCTCTTGAAGAGCAAGCTGGTAAAGTTATATTAACATCACCAGTAAAATTAGTAGCCTCGGTATTTTTTAAACCACCAAAACTAGAATAATCATATTCCATTTCACCTGCTAATGTTTGAAATACTATATTTGTTCCTGAATTATCCCAGTCCATACGTAACGCATCAGCTGGTGCTGTTACAGAAACATTAAAACTGACTTTGTTAAGTCTTACAGTTTTGCAAGTTTTACCGTTGTTTGTTGCTAAACTAGAAACATCAACTATTTTAGTTGTGCTTCCTTCTCCATCACCCGAAACCACATTGTAGTGAGTGATAAGTTTTTTTGCTCCGTCAAATACAGTTGTATTTAATACTGTGTCTGCTGCCATGTTTTGTCCTCCTTTTAAAGAGCGCCTGCATCACCAGGCGCTCCGAGTTTGTTTATTTATTACGATGCAAATGCAAATGCACCAGTAGTAGCGTCTGCTGCGCCACCCATTTTAGATGCAATATGCCATGTTCCTTTTTCATAACAAATAAAAGCAATCATGCTTCCTGTTGTGAATAAGTTTGTTGCAGCGTCAGCTGGTGTGAAAACTAATTGAGTTTCACCCGATGCTGAAGTATCAAAAGTTACTTCACTTGAATTTCTTGATTCAATTACTGAACCAGTTGCCCAAACATCTGAACCTGCTGCATCAAAAGTTAATGTAGCTGTTCCACCAGTTGTGTCTTTTGCTTGTGCGTAAACTACAATAGTTCCTTGCGTTGCTGCAGGTAATGTGCAAGCAGCAGCTGCTGCGCCTGTATAGTTTACTATTGATATAGTGTCTGCCGCTAGTGTTAAACTAGATGCTGTTGCTACATCTGATACCGATAAACCAGTTAAGTCAGGCATACCTGAACTCATTCTAGTTGTTATTGCTCCCGTAGTTGCATTTTTAGTTGCAACTTGGAAACCTTTTTCCGAACGTACCGGTCCGTTAAACGTTGTTGATGCCATAATTATATCCTCCTAGTTTCCGAACATAGTCTCTAGGCCGTCGACTATACGCGTCTATGTTCTTTTAATAATTGTATAGTAATAAAACTATATACTACATTTTAGTAGAGCGCAAGAGAGCCTGTAATGTGAATTGAATTTATTCAACGATGTAGCTTTTTATTAAGTAGCTACTGAAACTTCGGGTGCAGCGTCTTCAACCTTATTTTGCAAATGTGCTTTTCTAGCCTCTGCAAGTTTTATATGGCTAATTACTTCTCTGACTTTTCTGTCAATCTTAACCATATTGAGAGTATATCTACCCTCTTTAAGATGATCCTGCTCCCATTCTAGGTCTAGACCCTTCTTCTTTGTGTAAAGGTCCTGCAGATGTTGTTCCATCTTCTATAACCTCCTCATAGGTTATTCTATTTACTCTTGGATCATGCATTTCTCCAAGAGACTCCCACGTTATATCATTTTTTCCAAGTTTGTCAATGATAGCATTTTCTATATCTAATGGGCCGTCTAAAGATTTAATAATGAAATCTGAATGTTTTTGATATGCAAATATTTGGACTCTAAATTTTTTCATGTTCTCACCAGTTTGTTAGATAAATGGGGCCGTTTTGAGGCGGCCCCATAAATTTTATTGATTACGCACCTTCAACGCCGAAGATACCTCTGAAGTCAGATACTCCAAATGAGTATCTTTCTCTAGCTTTGTATCTTACGTTTCCAGTATCGAAGTCACCTTCCATTGCAGTTGTCAATGGAGCTCTTGTGAACATTTTCATACCATTTGGTACGTCTGTCAAGATATAGAATGCATCAGAGTCAGTTAAGTAATTGTTAACTCTGTATCCTTGCGGAACCATACCCATAGATACGATTGCATTGATATCATTGTCAGCTGTTCCAGTTCTACCTTGAGATTTCATCAATCTCTCAGCAGTAAACTGAGACTCCGAAGGAATGATCATTTTCAATCCTCTTGCTGCAATTCTAAGTCCTCTTTCATCAGTCATTTTCCCGATTTGAAT